GACGACATCATGGAGGCCGTCCAGGGGGCACGGGACCTCACCGGCCAGGCCAAGGACGCGGCCGTGTCCCGCATCCAGCAGATGCTCGAGGAGATTCAGGGGCGCCCCGGGCCGTCCGCGGCGGGGCGGCTCCAGGGCAGCGGGCGGCTCCCCGGCTACACCAGCGAGGCCGCCGCCCGCGGCGGGGTGCAGCGGGCCACCAGCGGCGTCTCCAGCCTGCTCGACCTGATCGGGCGGGGGACGGACGCGGTGCAGCAGGGCGCCGGGCAGCTCGGCGCGGCGCGGGACGCCGCCCTGCGTCAGCGGGGCAGCCTGCCCGACCCGGCAGCCCTGCCGCGCACCAGCCCCACCGGGGGGCCGAGCGCCGCCGCCCAGGTGGGCGACTTCTTCAGCGGGGTGGGGTCGGCGGCGCAGGGCTTCTTGGGCGGACTCAACGGGGGGCAGGCCGGTGCCGACTTCGCCCGCGGGGCGCTGAACGGGGCGCTCCCGGGTGCCCAGATCGGGACCTCCGCCCTCGGCGGCGGCGGTGCTCCCGGTGCGCCTGGCGGGGGAGGGACGCCCGGCGTCTCCGCGCCTCCCGGTGGTGGCTCCTTTCCGGGCGGCCCCGGTGGCGGAAGCCCCCCCGGTGGCGGGAGCCTCACCGGCGGCCCGGGAGAGGAGATGGGGCCGGCGAACCTGACCCCGCCCGCTGGGCAGCCCGGTGGCCCCCCGAAGGCCAGGACCCGCTCCCCCGCCTACATCGACCCCGAGAAGTACAGCGGGATCAACCGCTCCACGGTGGAGACGGCCAACGGCCTGACCGACTCCATCTACCAGGCGCAGCAGGAGCTGGCGGGCCTCACCGGCAACGACGCCAAGTCGATGATCCGCCGGGAGGAACTCCAGAAGTCGATCACCGACGCGCAGGGCCGGCTGGTCACCCTCACCCCGAGCCTCCAGAAGATCGAGGCCGAGGAGGCGTCCACCCGGGAGGGCACCGTCGCCCCGGGGGCCACGCCCTACATGAAGAAGATTCCGGTCTACCGCAAGGTGGACGGGAAGTGGCAGATCGAGTACATCGACAACCCCAACGCGCAGGAGGACCCCACCCTGGCGCGGGAGCGCATGTCGGGGGAGTCGGCGCTGGCCCGCCAGAACGCCTCCGACGCGGCGGCGATGGCCCGCCAGCAGGGGTCGGACGCCGCCGCCATGGCCCGCCAGCAGGCCGGCGACGTGGCGGCCATGGGCCGGGTGCAGGCGCAGGAGGCCGGGGCCACCGAGCGCACCGGCATGACCACCGACACCCAGCGCGTGACCACCGCCCTGGCCCAGGCGGTGGAGCAGCGCCGGCAGGACATCGACGCCCAGATCAGGTCGGGCGACCTCAACCTGCGGGAGGCCACCGAGCAGTTCAACCAGTGGTACAAGCAGAACGTCGAGGCCCCGCTCGCCATCCTGAGCCAGCAGCGGGAGACGGAGAAGTACAAGGTCCAGCAGCAGCAGGCGGTCACGGAGCGCGCCAAGGCGCAGTCCGAGCACGAGCGGGGCGTGGCCCAGATCGGCCAGCAGATGTGGAACACCGCCTCGGACGCCTACACCAAGATGATCCCCCTGACCGTGGGCGCGGGCTGGGGCGATAGGTTCCAGAACAACCTCGCGCCGGGGACGCCGTGGACGCCCAACCAGGGCGCGACCTACAACGTGCCGGAGAGCCTGGACCAGTTCGCCACGCGCAAGGTCGCGGAGATGCTCAAGGGCGTCAGCCCCTACGCCGCCTCCATCGCCAACGCGCAGGGCCAGATGGGCGACCCCGGGCAGGCCATGGGCGGCGACCAGATGTCGGGCCTCACCCAGCAGGCCACCGGGGTGGCGTCCAACGCCCTGGCCAACCCCTTCCAGATGCCCCAACTGCCGCAGTTCCAGATGCCGGGGCAGGTGGACATCGCGGGCATGGCCGGGGCCGGTTCGCCCAACAGCGCGGACCTCACCAACCAGCTCGACCAGTTCATGCCGCCCTACGGCCAGCAGGGGACGGGTGGCCAGGCGCTGTTCGGGCAGTAAGATAAGTCCGGATGCCAGAGGAAACGACCACCGCGCCCGCGCCGGAGGCCCCGGAAGCCCCGCCGGCCGACGGCGCCGCGGACGAGCACGACGGGGAGCAGTCCCCCAACAACTGGTTTCGCGAAACCGCCCTCGGGTTGACCGCTCGACCCCTGGAGGTAACTGACCGGAAGCAGCAGTGGGACGAGGCCAACGCCGAGCTACGCCGCGGCCGCCGCGACCGGAAGGAGCCGGACGCCGACGCGCAGGAGAAGCCGGCTCAGCCTGACCAGAAGGCGGACGAAGCCACCGCGTCCCGAACCGAGCGGGATGAGAGGGACTTTGAGCGTCAGGTCCAGGCGGAGGTCGATAGACGGGAGGCCGTGCGCCGCCAGCGGGCGGAGAGCCAGCGGGAGCGCGATCTCCGGCAGACCAACCCCGAGGAATACGCCAAGTACAAGGAGCAGCAGGAGCAGGCGAACCTCGCCAACCAGAACGTGGCGAACACGCTGCGGTCGATGGCGACGATGTTCGACGACGCGGCGATCACCCCGCTGGTCCAGTCCCTCGATGAGAAGGTCCGGGAGTCCGTCTTGAAGGACGCCGGGCACGGCATGGACGGACGCAAGACCATCGTGGAGCGGGCGATCAAGGCGCTCAAGCAGGCCTCCCACGACGAGGGCTACGCCAAGGGAAAGGCTGAGGCCCAGAAGTCCCTCCGACGGTCCAGCGCCTTCCGCAAGGAACTCCTCACGGAGCTGCGGGACGGCGAGGATGAGCCAGAACTGGCGCTATCCAGCGGCACGGCGGGCGGGCACGACTGGGACATGAACGACTGGATGCGGGCCATGACCGGCAGGTCTGGCGGCAACGGTCGATCCGCTCGGGAGTAAGCCATGCCCTACAACAGCATCATCACCCGCCAGGAAACGGTATCCATCCCGAGCACTGGCTACGGCGCCCTGATCCCCGAAGACTTTTCACGGGAAATCTACAAGGGGATCGTGAACAAGTCGGCCGCGCTCCAGTTGTTCCCCCACCGGACGATGAGCCGGATGCAGCAGCGCCTCCCCGTGGTGAGCGCCCTGCCGTCCGCCTACTGGGTCTCCGGGGACACCGGCCTCAAGCAGACCACCGCGGTGCAGTGGGCCAACAAGTGGCTCGTCGCGGAGGAGCTGGCGGTCATCGTCCCCATCCCGGAGAAGCTCCTGGACGACGTGGACTACGACCTCTGGGACGAGATCAGGCCCCTGCTCGAGGAGGCCATCGCCATCGCGGTGGACGAGGCCATCTTCTTCGGCGTGGGCAAGCCCGCCTCCTGGCCCGCCGCCATCGTGCCCGCGGCCATCGCCGCCGGCAACTCGGTGGTGCGCGGCACCTCCAGCGTGGACGTGGCGGACGACCTGAACAACGTCCTCACCACGGTCGAGGTGGACGGCTACGCCCCCAACGGCTGGTGGATGCGCCCGCAGTTCAAGTCCAGCCTGCGCGGGCTGCGCGACGCGAACAAGGACTTCCTGTTCCTGCCCGAGGGGCCGTCCAACGTGGGCGTCTCGAACAACGACGCCCTCACGGTCAGCCGCAGCGGGCGCACCCAGGCGGGCGGCACCCGCGCCGGGATGGTGTTCGGGGAGCCGGCCTACATCTCCTACGCGGGCCTCTCCGGCTTCAAGACCGCCACCACCGGCCAGGCCACCCAGGTCGAGGCCGTGGCCGGGGACTTCAGCCAGGGCATCCTCGGCGTGCGCCAGGACCTGACCTTCAAGATGCTGGACCAGTCCGTGATCCAGGACAACACGGGGGCCATCATCTACAACCTGGCCCAGCAGGACCTGGTGGCGATGCGCGTCGTCTGCCGCTACGCCTTCCAGATTCCCAACCCGATTGACCGCATGCAGCCGACCGAGGGGAACCGCTACCCATTCGGTGTCTTGCTCCAGCCTGTGGGTGCCTAGGACACCGATACCTCGGTGATGACCCGCCACCTGATGCCGCGGTG